TCTTTTAATTCAGAAAGTCTCATTAGCCTGCCAATACTCTTAATAGACTATTGCTGCGTTCAATACTTTCACGTTGTTCACGTCCGGCTGCTTCAAGACCTCCAGCAGCAGCATCTGCTGCGCCAAATTCATCTTCGCCACCTTCTAAACCACCTAGTTCGTCAGCTGGCATATTCATTTCGTCTGGGGGAGCCATAGACATATCGTCTCCGCCTTCTGCTCCAGGTTCAGCGCCTAACATCTCTGCACCCTGTTCTTCGCCTGTTAGCATACGAACACCAGTTGCTAGAGTCTCTCGTGTATCTTTTAGATTTTGCAGAGCCTGCTGAATAGCAGGTGCAACCGAACTAATAAATGTTTTAGCCTGATCGGCACTCATCTCGTCGCGGATCTGGTCGCCTAGTTGAAGAAGTGTGTCGTTCTCCATACCAGAAAGTTCTTCAATCCAGCGGCCCACTCTGTCTACCATTGTCTTTGCGGTTACGATCGACTGGGCTTGTTGGATCTCACCTTCTCTTAAGTTACGCATATCTTCTCCTGTTGTGTCAATGCTTTCGTTTTTGTTGTGTTGCTTCCACGCTGTTGCGTAAGCAATGCTCTTTTCTTTATCTGTGAGTTTGCCGTCTTTAGCATAACCCTTTTTAATATGTTTTACCATTCTTTCAGCTTTTGCGCCCGGAGGAGCTTTTTCTTCGATGCTTTCATCATAGCCAAAACTTCCATAATCTTCATCTGATCCGTGACCTGCTGATGCTAGGGCATACGCATCGTCTGTATCACCGCCTTCGTCTTCATCTCCGCCTTGTGCAAGATCTTCAAATTCCGCTTCCAAATCCTCGATATAGGAATCCATATTACGGATTTCTCCACCGTCTTGATCAGAATAAGCATACCATACTTCTTCAACAGCACCCTCAACATCACCTTGCTGCAATAATTTAACTATTTTACCAGCATCTGGATCACCGTATCCGCCGATCTCATTCATGTTCTCGTCAAATCGTTTTAGAAGTTTTGCAACTTCACTTTCTAGAGATCCAAACCCTTCTTCAGTGCTAATTTCAGCGGCGCTTGGGTCTGCAATAAACTCTTGACGTTCTGCAATTTCAGCATTGATAGCATCTAGCATCCACTGGGCTTGAGTAGCAGCTTCATTTTCAATAGTTTCATTGAATCCGCTTTGACCTCGAACTTGACTAAGTTGTGTTCTTAGCTTGTTTCGAGCATCTTCTAGCTTAGGTAGGTCAAACGATGCAAGATCTAATTTCTTTCCGAATGTTTTTTCCAATGATTCGTTAATCTTTTGAGCCGATCTGTTTGCTTTAAAAAGGTCTGTTGTTTTCATAAATTGAGGGTCCAGATTTGATACTATATTTATTCAATTCTTAATTAAATTTTCAACTTGATTTTTGCACGCCAACGTGCGATCTCTACTTTCAATATACTTGGCCCATAGGGTATCAGCTTTATCAAAGTCTTGATTACTTAATGCTTTTTGATATTGTGCTCTTAATAATTGGCTATCACAAAACCACTTACCGTACTCTTGATCCGCTGCATAGAGTTTTTCGACGATCAGGCTAGTTCGCTGAAAGGTTAATATATTGGCCATTTTAATAGCTATAGAGTTTAGGTATATTTCTCTGTACAATAATTCACCATTCCTGTAAAGATGCTTAATAGGTCCTTCGCTAATTATTAATATTTCGCCAACTAGAATACCTTCCGAAGTTTTTACAGGAATTATATTCTTTGATAATTCTTTACGAACTATCTGTTCTAGTCTTTTAGATAGTTGAGCCATAAAAAAAGGACCTATGGTCCTTTATTTAACTGCGTACATTATGTCTTAAAAATTATGCACCGCGCATCAGCATAGTAATAATGATACTTAAAACACCCGCAATTACGGTACCAGCGGTACCAATAATGACCTTGGTCATTGATTTTTGTCCTTCGACAATGTCGTTGTGGATACTATCCACTTTGTTTTCGAGGTTAGTTAATCTTGTGTCAAGCTGAAGATAACGCATCGCGCAGAGATCTACGTGAGCTTCAAGACTTTCTTTCTCTAGTTTAGTCGTCTGTGCTAATTCAGACATAATAAGGTATTCTCCAAAGTAAAAATTGGATGCCTGTTGTACTATGCCTGATATGAGCCTATATCTTTTATTTATCTTCGGGTTTCAAAACTTCGATTACTATCTTCCTCATATCCTTAACATCGTTAAGAACTTCTTTGACACTTTCTCTAGTTTCATCCCAATGTTTAACTAGATTGCGCATTACATACATAGCCCACCACCACCAAGTAACTGCTACGATGAACATAGTAATTTCGCCGATAGTCAGAGCCCAACCTAAGATAGATCCATCAAAAAATTTCCATACGAAAAAAATGCCTGCTAATGCCGAAATGGGTAGGACAGCCGCTGCCCATGCCCAGAGCCTAATTTGATTTATTGTTGTTGTTTTAAAGTTATTAAATTTTTCCATGATTAAAAAAGCCTCCAAGGAAGCACAATTATTTAATGAGGATTTTTGAAAAATTTAAATGCTAGATTATGGTAATCCAGGTGTTCTGATTACCGTTACGAGTTTGAAATGCAGACGGATTAAGATCTACAGAATTTTCTAATTGCCCCACTACAGGAACACCGTGTATGTCATCTTTGAGTAGAGCACAAGGATCATTGTCTTTGAGAAATACATCTTCTCTTTCGCAGTCAAATTCCCATATCCAGTGATTGGCTTTGCCTTCTATGTTGTCGGGTAATCTTCCTGAGTACTTTTTTGGATCTCTACCCCAATCTACGTTTGATCTCAAGCCTATGGCCTGTATAAGACTGTTAAAGTTTGCCTGTTGTCCAATCTTAATCGGATCGGTTTCTTTTCTAGAAGGGTCCGATCTGGTAATATCAACTAATGTTACAATTTTATATCTTGCCATAATGTGCTACTATTTATGGCCAAATAAAAAGGGCGGAAAAAATCCGCCCTAGTCTTCCCATCCCTAGGAAATATTAAACAGCTAGGCTAAATGTAGCAACGATAGAAACAGTGATGTCTGAACCGTAGTCACCAGATGAAGTACCTAATGTGCCTGTGCCGTTCAATAGAACGTATGCAGGATCAGTACCTAGTGTAGCTGCGTTAAAACCAACAACGTTGAAAGCGTCATTTGTAGAACCAACATCTGTACCGTTACAGATTTTCTTTAGAACTGCTACTAGTTCTGCTTCTGTAGCTGAACCTGTACCTTTTGCAATAGAAGCAACGATAAGATTACCGCTTAGACCTTGTGTATTTACTAATTGCTCATAGTTAGCACCAAATGTTGTTGAGCCAACTGCTTGTGATGTAATATCTGCCATAATATATTCTCCTCGATTATTAATAGTCCCGCTCCGGGACTGGCATTATTATTTAGTCTTTTTGGAAAAAACCGAGGTTTTAGACCCGTTAATCGGCCCTAAAAGGAGTCCAACGATCTCTTGGAACAAACTTAGTGCCACCGACAACATAACCTTCTCCACCTGGTTTTCCCCCAGTATGCGCAGTAATGTCGCCTTCAGCAGCGTCTAATTCTTGAATGACTTCATTTTTAGCAGCCATTATTTCTCGTACCAATTCAAAGAGATTATCGATAACTCCTGGATGAGCATCGCTATGAGCTTTGACCTTTTGAGCTTTAGCTGGTGTTTTCTGTAGGTACTGAAAAAATGCATTGGAATTAATATTATCTAACTGTTTAGCTTTACTCTGTGTATTAACAAAGGTATAAAGTTCGCTTTGTAAATATCCCATACCTGCTACAGGTGTTAGAAATTTATTGATAGCTTGTTGATTCTTAGCTAGACTTTCAATCTTTCCTAGGTTGTCTGCATTAACAGCAGGTCTATGACTTGTATATGTTAGACCAAATACCACTAACTCTGGATTAGCGTTTAAAGATTTAACATCCTTAAGGTCTTCGCCAGTCTTATCTCCAAAGTAATCTAAGTGCTTATGAGCAGCAATAGCAACTTTGGCCTTGCCAAGACGTTGTCCTATAGGACTAGTTGCTTTGACAGCATAGGTAGTTTGGTTAGGAGTAAATGAAATCTTTCCGTCCGAACCTTCATAGGATTTTCCCGGATGAAATAGTATATCGCCATATACATATCCACGGAAGTCTTTAGGTGTACCAGCTTCGAAGATGTTCCACATAGCTGCCATATCACCAGCAAACTTTTCACGCCAGTCCTCTCCTTTGCCGCGACTCATAATAAATTGTTTTAATTCTTCAGGAGAGGAACTCTTACCTTCTTCACGACCCCAGTTGTTCTTACCTACCATACGGAAGGTACCGTCTTCGTCTCTTCCCCAATACACAGTAGGATTACCATCCCACTTAATAGATATCTCAGTTTTAGGACTAGCTAGGTCTTTGAGTATTTGTATAGCACGTTGAGCACCGTTGGCTTCTGTGAATACAAGATCTTCTAAGTGGTTAAATTCTCTACCTACTTTTTTCGGAGCAGGTGCTTCGTCTTCATTGACACTTTCGTTTTTCTTGCGGCCGGCGCAGTGAGCCTTCTGGCTAAATCCCTTAGGGGCTGAGCAGTTAATGGAGCGTTTGTATTTTTCGCTCCATTTTTCAGAAATTATTTCAAATGCTCTCATTTTACTATATCAATCATTTGACGCATCCAACCTATAGTGCCCGGTTGGTAGCTTTCTACTTGATTCGCCTTAGGAAGTTCTATTCCAGAACGTCCTAGAGTTTCTCTAGCAGCCGAAACTAATTCTTCATAGTTGGGTAATTTCTTAATGTAATTTAAGATATTATCTACTGAACGTATGTCTTTAACTGTGGCTGTTTGGCCTAATAATTCTTTAGCAATAGTATTCCAATCGTTGCCATTAGGCAGTAATTCATCGGTCTGTGGGTTTAACAATCCGTGTTTAGGACTATACTTCATTCCTCTAGCACGGGCGATAGAACTTAATAATATATGTCGATGTTCTCCACGATACACGCCACTGCCGCCAATCATCGATCCTTGCTGAAATTTAGGATTGGCAGAAAACATAAAATCTGCTTGAACGAAACCGTTACTAGGATCTCCTTTGATAGGTACTTTCCAATGTACATTATCGCCGCTGAGTTTAACATTCTCTTTACCAAATTGAGAAATAAGTTTATCGGCAAATGTTTTCTTATCTACTTCATTAGCATCAACTGATAGGTCCAGATCTCCGGAACTATTCTTTTCAAATGTGCCATCTGGATCTTCTTTTCGACCGGTAGTACCTAACCATTTTACTGGTTTCTTGTCATCTAGATCTTTTTCTTTGGTAAAATCTAATCCGGTGATCTTTTCAATATAAGCAACTGTTTCCTCAACATCTGCTGTGGCAATACGCTGTGTCAAAGGCTGCTTATCAGGACCTTTGAATACATTACCACCTTCAAATAATTCACTCTTCTGTGTCATTTTGATCAAAACTCTTTTTTGGTCTGCGAGATTCAGCTATTCTACGAATGCCTCTAGTAAATTTAGCAGTATCTTGCCCACGGATAGCATTAATGAAACGTCTTTCTAATTCGTCTGCCTGTTCCGGAGTATAGTGTTTATGTAGGCTCTCGAGTAAATTAATAGCCGAATTGATAATATTAGTGGCCCTGCTTTCGAAAAGCGAATCCTTATTTCGGATTTCCGCTATTTCGTTTAACTCCTGCAGAATAGATCTTGTTCGTAATTTCATAGTTTATCCGTCTATTATGTATTTAACTCAAAACAAAACTATTTTATATTAATTTCAATTGAGTGTCAAATGCCTGTAATTTGTGCATATGCACAATAAACGACTAAATATATCAGTAGAAACACTGAGTTCTACACACACTTACAGAGGTTAATAACGTGAAAATTATATCAGAGCAAATGCTTAGGCTGCTAGAACGACTAGCCGAAATGTTTCCTAAGCAACACTATCAAAGCGAGCTAGATCGCTTCATTTCTAGCAGATACCCCCAAAACGCCGCGGATGTTGAACACTTTACCAAAGAGTACGAGTACCGCACCTCACAAAGGAACTTTATATGAAAAACTTTTTTAATACCATTATCAGCATTTTCGAAAGCATGGGAAGAGCCCGTGCAGCCGCATACTATACACGTCTGGGCAATTACGAAGCAGCTAAGAAAGTAATGCAAGGATAATCTATGTCGTTCATTGAAATTTATTTTATGCTCAAGAAATGGCAAAGAGAAGGTTGGGAAGTTCATCCTATTAACTTCGATGGCGAATTTCAGGGATGGATTTAATTTTACCGTAATCTCTTGCTATTCTCTTAAAAGAGATATATAATAATACATACACAAACACACAAGGAGAAGTTATGTTTTCGCCACACTTTTATATTGAATCTTTTCAAAACACTAAAAAGATCGTAACCGATCAAATTTTCAAAGATCCTGCTCTAAATAAAGCAGCTCATGCATATATCGATGCACAAACACAATTTGCCATGATGGCTGTTAATAACACCATAGACATGGCTAAATATTCTGTGGATACCGTTAGTAAATACTGGTTTCCAACGAAGGAAGCGACCGCCTAAAGGTCTTTGACACATACACACAAGGAGAAATATTATGTCAAACAATTTATTCAACACACCAGAAATGAAAACACCAGAAGTAAAGTTTAACAAGAACGGATATGAAATCCGCACAGAAATCCTTGAAATGGCTAAAGACCTAGTTGGTCAAGAGTTTTCTTACAAATGGCAAGGGTGGGAAGTTTCTACCAAGCGCGATGAGAAGACTGGTCAAATCGTAAGCAAAGTAGATATGCCAGAATTTCCAGGTTTAGATAAAGTACTAGAGACCGCCGAAAAAATGTACGCATTTGTTAATAACGGCGTGAAGAAGTAATATAAGCTCGTAGAGCATTATTATATAGTGGAAACAAGAAACCCCCTTAATTGGGGGTTTTCTTTTATCTAACGTGAGCTAATCTAAAGAACTTGAGAATAGTAATGTACATCCATCCTATGTCAAATTCCCACCAACGTTTGCTAAATTTAGGATTAGCACCGTCAGCATGGTGTCCGTTGTGTAATTCTTCTCCACCGATCCAGAATGCTATAGGAAATAAGTTACGACTTGTATCTTTAGTATCAGTATTACGATATCCAACCCAGTGGGCTAGACCGTTAATAACACCAGCAGCCCATATTGGTATCCACAACATTTGAATACCCCACACTACGAGTCCCCACGGTCCAAAGAACAATAAGTCTATGACTAACATTAGAAGAATACCTGATCGACTGTGTGCAGAGTAAAGGTTACGTTCAATCCAATCATTTGGGGTGCCGACACCTAATTTTTCAATCATAACGCTGTCTTTACTAGCTTTATGGTATAAAAAAGCTCCCCCGAACAATACACGCCAAATTCCGTAAATCTTTGGACTATGTGGATCTTCCTCGGTATCTGATGCCTGGTGATGTTTTCGATGTATTGCTACCCACTCTTTGGTAACCATACCTGTTGTGAGCCACAGCCAAAATCTCATAAAATGATTAACTGCTGGATGAAATTGAACTGCTCTATGTGTTTGACTACGATGTAGGTAAAGTGTAACGCAGGCAATGGTAATTTGCACCATTGCCAACGTATATATAATAATGTCCATCAAGTATTTAATTAATCACTTAAAGGAATATCTGGGCACTTTTCTTTTGAACCGTGTCTAGTGTTACATTTAGGGCAAAATGGTTCCATAACTACTCCTTAATGAAATTGATCTGCTTCTGTGCTAGACTTGTTAGCAACAGTAGATGTAGCACCTACAGCTTCACTGATTAGATCAAAGTAGCCAACACCCACTTCTCGTTGATGTTTAACTGTGGTAAAACCGCGCTCTTGTGCTGCGAATTCTCGTTGTTGCATTTCGCTGTAGCCTGCCATACCACGTGCCTTGTATGCTTCTGCTAGTTCAAATGTAGCAAGGTTAACGCTATGGAATCCTGCCAAAGTGATGAATTGAAATTTGTATCCCAGTTCGCCCAGTTCGCGCTGGAATGTCTCACATTCATCTTCACTCAAAAACTTACGCCAATTAAAGCTAGGACTGCAATTATAAGCAAGCATTTGGTCCGGAAACTCAGCCTGTATAGCATCGGCGAATTTCTTAGCCTGTGCAATATCAGGTGTTGAAGTTTCAAACCATAAGAGATCAGCGTAAGGGGCATAAGCAAGACCTCTCCTAATACAAGCATCAAGCCCGTTTTTAAATTTGTAAAAACCTTCTTCAGTGCGTTCATCAATAATAAATTCCTTGTCTAATGGATCGTGATTGCTAGTGATAAGTGTAGCAGACTCTGCGTCTGTACGAGCAAGAATAACTGTATCAACTCCTGCCACATCTGCAGCCAAACGTGCGGCCTGTAGATTACGTATGGCTTGGCTAGTAGGAATTAATACTTTGCCACCTAGGTGCCCGCATTTCTTTTCACTTGACAGTTGATCTTCAAAGTGAACTGCGGCTGCGCCTGCTTCAATCATTGCCATCATTAGTTCATAGGCGTTTAGTGCGCCACCGAAGCCTGCTTCAGCATCTGCTACGATAGGTAGGAAGTAATCTGTAGTTACATTGCCTTCTGAATATTCGATCTGATCAGCACGACGGAATGCATTGTTAATCTGCTTAACGATTGTAGGTACTGAGTTAACCGGATATAAACTTTGATCTGGATAAGTTTGCCCTGCTGTGTTAGCGGCTGCGGCTACTTGCCATCCTGATAGGTAAATTGCTTTTAGTCCTGCTTTTGCGTGTTGGACGGCTTGTTGTCCATTATAAGCGCCTAGCGTATTCACGTATGGTTCATTTGTTAGTAAT